AAAGTCTAGTAATTGCCTACCATGAGCATCATAACTAGCTTGCGATACAGCCCACACCATACAAAAGTTTCTTTTGGCTATCTCTCTAGCGTTTACATACAGCTCTTTCAATCTCTCGTCACCTCTGCTAAACTCTCCACCTATCTTAACCTTGTCTAACTGATCAACAAACAGTATATCAATTTTATTTAATTTTGCAAATTGATCTATCTCTGCTATGTCTGAGCCTACAGAATCCATAATGTATAGATTTTCTTCTATCTCTCTTTTGTAAACTTCTTTCATCTCAGGTAAACTATCTTCATAGTTATCTTTATGGACATTAAAGTAGGCAGTTAATATTCTAGCCTTCATTCTTTTAGCTGTCTCTTCATTCATTATATAACCAACCCTATGCCCTTTGCGTATTGCTTCTGCAGATAGAAAAGCACAGAAAGATGACTTACCACTCTCAGGGCGAGCAAAGATAATCCCTAGATTACCTCTATAGGTTCCTGATACTTCATCATGTAATGTTGTTAGTGGGAATGGAAAATCAGGGTCTTCATCAAACTCCTGAAACAATGTCTCTACATCTGTTTCTTCTCTCTGCATCGACAGTATGCCTGTAGCAGAATCCTGATTTATTATTTGATCTACCATTTGGCGTAAGTCACCAAAGTTTGTAGACTCACCATTCCATATATCGATTGCTGTTTCTCCTACCTTACGAGCCATTTCTCTACGCCAAAACTCAGTCAGTGTATCTAATACAAACTGAGGATCGCCATCAACGGCTTCAGGTATGTTTTTTATAGCCTCCTCTACAGCTTCTCTGGTAGAGTCTGGCATGGCAGGATATAAATTCCTATGTACTAAAAATAAATTGTCTTTCGATAAATCTCCCTCATACTTGGTATGATAGTGCATTATCGAATCAAAGATAGTTTTGTATTTCTTATCAAACATATCTTTGGTAACTAAGGCTTTTGCCTTTTCAAAATTTTCTCTACTCAAAAGTAGTGATATTATCTGTGACTCCATTTTGTTCTCCTAAAAAGGTTGAAGTAATTTTAAATTTTATATTTCTTTTTCAGGCATTAACCAATCTAATTTCCACCCACTATTTAAAGAATAACCATGTTCTCTTTTATTGTCAAATGATTCCACTTCTCCTTTTTCATTAATAATTTGTTGATTTATTTGTATGTTCATACTAAATGATCGTCTCTCCCCATCACAATAAAAAGGATAAACTGTGTGCATTAAATCTGCAGGAAATAGAAAAAAATCACCTACAGTAGGTCTTATTAAAGTTCTGTGTTGATGCATTTTACCAGAAGAACCATGAATAAATTCTATATGTCCTTTACAAGGATGATGATCTTTATAATCTTCCTTCCACTCTTCATCTATTTTTTCTGGTAATTTTAAATAGCCAACACAAGACATATCACACGATGTATGTATATGCACAGGATTAAATTCACCAGCAAACTGACGAACAATCCAAGCAGCCCTGTAGTTTAGAGATATGCCTGTAGAATCTGCTAACTTAGTAAAATGTCTTGCTAGTTCTGTCTGAACAAAATTACTTATAACTGAATTAAAAAACCCCATATGTCTATTTAATTCTTTTTCTTCTATTAAAAATTCTTGTTTAAGTTTACCTACCAGTTTATCTGAATGGTCTAATTTTTTAACTTTTTCTTTATCTTTAATAGTTTTATTGGCATATTTATTTAACGATCTTACCATGCTGGCAGGCATTTTTGCATGCATCATCATTGGACCAAAAGGAAAAAAAGGTGATATAGAGTTTTCTGTTGCAGATGCAAAATTTATAGTTCCCACTATTTACTCCTTGCTTTAAATAAACGATTACCAAACCAGAAGCTAATTATAGCGGCAAAGATGGTTTGACTTTCAGAATCCCATGCTTCCAAGATAGCAGGTAATACCTCTGTTCCGCTTTGCACTGCTATTATCACATAAGTAATTTTAACAAATGCAAATACACTAAAGAAAGCGTAGGTTATAACTGGTCGTACTGACGCTTGTAGGGCAGATACAAATGGAGATTTGTTTGCCTGTGCCAGTGACTCAGCATGTTTATACAAACCTTTCACTTCTTCTATGTCTGCTTGAGCATCCATCTCTTGTAATTTTAATTTACTTAATTCTGATGCATACTTAGCCTTAGCCTCAAGCATTAGAAGCTCTTGTTTGTTTGCTTGTTTCTTTTCAAAAAACCCCATAACACTAGGTAAGAAACTTGTACCGAATCCTAGTAATGAGCCTAATAAACTTATCATGTTATATCTACAATCTCACAGGCATCTGCAGTACATGCCAACTCCTGCATACCCTTTGTATTGTCCTCTTGTTCATAGTTAGAAAGTAATGTCCAATCGACATTTTTTGGCATCTGTTTAATCAAAGCATCATACTCTTTTTTAGTTATCTCTTGGTATGGTGCTTGCTTATAAGTGTGATCAGAATGAGGTAAAAACGACACCCCTGCCACATCTTTAAAGTTATTGAACACCCATGCTCCAACATCAAACCACTCATCTTCTTTAACAGTTATAGTAACTGAAGGTTTATGTTCACACCAATGTTCTTGGTAAGTTTTCCATGTTTCTAATTGTGTTACAGCATCTATATCATCCCTCAAAACCGCAGATTCTGGCGATTTCATAGGGAATGAAAACACAACAGTGCTATGTGGTTGCATCAAGTCATCTTCGTGAGGTATGCCTTGATCTATCATAAAATTAGTTAAAGGGTCTTTCTTATCTCCTCTTACAGTTCTTATGTAGTAAGCTGAATGTCTTGCATGTATGCCTGACGCAGAATCTACTAACTGGGAAACTGTGCCTGATGGTTTAACACAAGTAATAGAAGTTGATTGAGGTATACCTAATCTGTCTGACAATCCTAGGTTGGTATCTACAGCCACTTGTCGTAACCTCTTCAGGTCATCTGCTTTTCCTAGCTTAGGATTATCTAGTATACCTGTAAGAGATACACCTAACAATCTTTCTTCTTCTGTATTGTTTTGCCAAATCTTGCGTAAGTATTTAAAGTTAGTCAAGGTAGATTGAAATGTTCCAAGTATGGTAGCATCTGATACTTTGCTCTCTAGGCTTTTTATGCTATCAGTCTCTCTGACTACTACTTCCGTTAGGTTGCAAAATTGGTATGGTCGTAATATTATTTCACTACAAGGGTTAGTTCCGAAATCATATTTCGTCTTTCTTCTGCCATTCTTTTTTGCCTGTCTAACAGAAGCATCTCGACTAAATATTCCTCTTTCTCCTGATTTGGAATTGTAAAGATTTAGCCACTCTTTCATAAAAATACCTATAGGTGGTGTATTTTTGTAACACACAGAGTTGTTTGCTAATGCTCTCTGCCCTTCGTCATTCCACCACTCACCAGACTTGGCTAAAGCCATCTCTTGGTCGTCAAGGTCAGATAAGCTTATTAGAGCCGATCTTCTGACTCCGCCTACCACTACCACTGATCCTATCTTGCACATGATGTCATGGCACTCTATGGGCTTTAAACGCCTACCTGCCGATTTCTTAAATATTTCTACTGTAAACTTGAACAAATCGTCAAGTGGGTCTGGACCAGACGATCTACCGCCAAATGTTTTTAGCCTAGCTCCTGCAGGGCGTAGGCGAGACAAATCCCACTGAGGTATCTGTCCTGTGTATAATAATGATATAAGTTCTTTATAGCCTCTAGCCCAACCTTCTTTCGAGTCAGACACTATCACTTTAGTTTCTGAAGGGCTGAGTGTTTCTGCTACCTTGGGAAGATTGTCAGTGTATTTCTTTTCTACAGAAAAACCTACACCAGTTCCACACATCAAAATGTAAAGACATTCATCAAACGATCTTTGACTGTCGACTGGTAGGTAGGAACAGTTGTAACCTGCTACATTGCATCTGTCTAAGGCAAGTCCTGCTGTCATCAATGCTCTCATAGAAGGCATGATCTCAAGATTGATAACCCTATCTTCTAATCTGTTCTTCAAGTCAGTTGTAATCTGATAACCATGTTGGTCTCTCAAATGTTCTTCTAGGTAGTCAAAGTATCTTGTAACTGTCTCTACCCAAGTTTCTCTTCTTGCGTCTTCCTCTCGCCACCTAGCATAACGAGACTTGTGAATAAAATTTTGATAATCTGTTGGTAATTGATTTTGCATGCTACACCCATATAATTTCCTTAACAGGCACCGAGATGTAATCCTCATGTAATCTGGATAACCTATTGAATTTATTAACTACTCTTTCTTTCTTAACAGAGTCTTTTGTCATTATACCAGCTTGCGTTCTGTCAGTGTTAAACACGACAAAGAAAACTTCACCATCAACTTTTGTGTATCTAAATTTTCTCCTAGGAATATGCATGTCACCCCATTGAAATTTACCAGAGCCCCATCCATGTTTTGTCTCTACCTCAACACTGAGGTTATGTTTTTCACAGATAAGATCAATGCCATACGCCTTTGGATTATCTTCCAAGACAGGCTCTTCATCTAATCCTAATATCTCTTTCAATTTTGGTGGTAATAATTTTTTAGCTGACTCTCTTGTTTGAGGATCATTTGCATTAAACAGTTCTCTATCAAATCTTTTTGTAGGTGCTGTATGTGGCTTCGCTTGACTTGTCATTGTATCTCCATAATTTTGTTAAGTTCCATATTTTTAATATCCTTTTCCAAAAAAGTCAAAGAAGCTGGCACCACTAACCTAATGTGTTTAGTTAGTTCAACAGCTTTTTTTGAAGCATCTCTGTCCAATGCTATTATTATTTTACTGTAATTCTTGAGGGTTGTCAAGTAGTCATTTGGAAGATTTGTTCCCATCAGTGCAATCCCAGTGTGGACTTGAGAAACAGCACATGCAGAAAAACAATCTTCAACCAAGACAGCCTTGTCGCTGTCAGTTTGTGCATCGCAAACGAATGGGTGTCTGCTCCTGGCGTAACGAAACCACTTAGGTCTTTTGTCAGCGTCAGATAATTTCCTACCCACAGCGTCAACGACCTTGTCATCTTTCTTCACCATGAAGACTACTCTGTCTTGCCTAACATCATACTGAATGTCAGCAATACCTTTTCGGTAGGCTTCATAACTGTTCCGCTTGACCACCATGTCGAGTGCCTTGCAGTTTCTACTTAGGGGCACAAAACTGCGTGAGTCAAGGGGAACAGGTTTGTCAGCAAGTTTTTTAGGCTTGCTAAATGTCAGCTCTTTCCTGTCAGACACTTTTCCTCTTACATCACATGATGCAGAGAAGCAGTGATACAGAATAGTTCCATTGTCATTTTTGATAGAGAGAGTTTTTTTATGATCGCAGAAAGGACAATCATATCTCAGTGCTACACCTTCTTGACTGGGTGGTGGGGCTAACTGTAGTATGACATCAGTAATCATTTTCTAACTCCGAAGTTATCTGCAATCGAATCTTCATTCGCTTGTTTGCCCTAGTATGGACTAACTGGATGTCAGTGTCAACACAAAAACAATAAATCGCAAATGTCAGATTAAGCAGAAGAACTTTTCATTTATTTTTGTCAGCCATTTTGTCACCTCTTGTCAGTAAACATTTTTGTCAGCCGAGCAACTGAGATACGACTGTCAGAACTGTCACTTGAATTGTCACTATTAACATAACTAATTTTGTAAAATTTATTTTCATATTCCCTCCTAAAAAAAATAAATAAATATATTTGACATATAAAAACATATCTATATAATAAGCTTTAGCTTTTAAATAAACATAATAATATTAGGGAGTATTATATATTTTAATTCATATACTGTTATAGTCAAATAAAAAAACTTAAAAAAAGATTTGACATTAGTAAATGGCTATATTAAAAGGATAAACATGATTACTTTTTTAAAAACAATTTTAGGTATAAATAAACTAACAAAAGATATTAAATCTTGTTCA